GTTTCTCAGTCAGCTTTCTTATATTCGGAACATTAGTCATCCGTACTTTCTATCCTTTATCCTCATGCTTGCCCCCCTCTCCCTCTCTCCCCCCACACAGCACTATTTCGTTGATCTATGTCAATATGTGACGCAGCGTCACTACCTCATTTAGGTATCATAGTACCTCGTTTAGCTGTTGACAGCGTTTAGCGGCCAAAGCTCTCTGAAGATTAAAGTATGAGCATAGCTTCAGCGTCAAGGCCAAGCCCGCTAAAGAAAGATCCACTTGGGCTGGTTGCCACGCTTGTCTAACAATGCTCTAAACTCCAAGTCATCCTTGCGACACTCAGTAAGTCTCACGCTCCACCACAAGCTATCTGCAAGCTCTCTTTTCAATGTCTACAACCTCTACACCTTTGGATCACTCTATCAACCATATCGCCCCTTCCTCCCTCCAACTGCTCACCCCTCCATCCTCTTGAATCTCAGCTGGGTAGCCAACGTCCTGCAATCTTCGGCAAAGGCATCCATTGTCAGAACCTTCTAAAATGATGGCCTACTAAAAAACATCAAGTTTAAGTTGAACTCGCTTACGGCTCAGTGTTCTGTCTTAGCCATGTTTGCCGTTCTCCTGTATCGCTCGGCCGCCCCTCGTCTTGCCCTGCGTGACAAGCTCCACAAAACATTCGCAACTACTTTCCATTGGCGGCTCAGATCTGAGTGTGTGTGGCTCTTCTGTGCTTAGTCCAGCCTGCGTCTGGTGAGGAAAGCAGTTGCGAACGTCAAGCCCCAGCAAGCTGGGATTTGTGGGCATGTCTCTGGGTCTTCACCGAGGGGACGGACCTCTCGATTCTACAGGAGAACTAGACATGACTAAGAAGAACACATCACCGACACTCGTTCAACTCAAACTAGATGTAATTAACCATCATAAAGGTTCTGACAATGAATACCTTCGCACTCAAATTGCCAAGGACGCTTGCTACACCAGCTTCAATTCAATCGAATGGAAGGGCGAACAGATGTCGATCGTCAAGAACGACATGGCTGAACTCGCTCCAGCCAAAGGCTCAGAGGTCGTAGACATCCGCATTGAAAAGAAAGCTCGCCTCTATCTTTCGATGGAACGCGAGATGGATGAACTTACTGAGCGTCACAATGCTGACCTAGAAGTTTATACCATCGTTACCCAAGGCGAAGTGTGGCAACACAAGCCCAAGCGCACCTTCACTTCAGACGGCCTTGGCCTCGACACCGAAATCAAGCGCATCCTCGCATCATAACCTTCAGAGGGGCTTCGGCCCCTCACCACTCTCAACTCTATCAACTCTATCAACAAGGGGGCTTCAACATGGGCGACCATGAGGACAAGCTAATCTTCGTTATGTATATCGCGGTTCTGGTAATTTCTGTAACAGGTTTCGTTGCGCTGGGCTAACCAAACTTATGAATGGATTCATTCCAAATGTTGCAGAAAGCGTCCCGCCATATACTATAGTATAAACTTTAAATAAACTTCTAAGGAGAACACAATGGAAGTATCAGCACACAGAGTAACAAACGTCAGGGTTAAAGTAACAATCCATGACAACTTTGCCGTCAAAGAAATCAGCTTTGTTGATGGTAATGGCAATGAAATGAACATCAAAATGTTCGGCAAAGATAGGAACGATCTTAGGTTTATGATCTCAGAAACAATAGACGCAAGGGAGAACGCGCTATGCTAGACTTTCAATCCAACAGCTACAACTTTCCAGTAGAAGAGCAGCCAGTCTTTACTCAAGACGGTGAGCTTATTCCAGATCACAAGTGCATCGTACGCACAGACACAGGCAAGACACTCGGCTTGCATGGGTCACGCTATCGAATGATACCGCACGATGATGTAGTCAACTCTATCCTTGATGGAGTTAAAGCAAGCAAGCTGACCAGTGACTATGAGGTCAACGTAGATGTAATCGAAGATGGCCGTAAGCTACGAGGTGAGATCATCTTTCCTGATCTAGTGCAGCAGCCAGCAGTAGGTGACTACGTTCAGTTCCGTGTCAGCTTCTTCAATAGCTATGACGGATCATGGTCCTTTTCTCAGCAAGCCAATGGTCTCAGACTGTGGTGCTTGAATGGATGCACAACACCAGATGCTATTGCGAAGTCACGCTTCAAGCACACAGCGTCAGTTAACGTAGACGGGAGCGCTGCCAAGATCATAGGTGGTGCGGAACATTTCATGGGACGGAGCAAGCAGTGGCAATCATGGATGCAGACAAGATTAAACAACGATCAGGTCGAGCAGTTCTTTCGGTCAACCATATGCAAGGTAGTAACCAAGCAGCAGCAAGTGACCAAGACAAACGAGAAGCAACTTGAGAATCTTATCTCAGGTTGGGATCGTGAGAAGATGGATCTCGGTCACAACAAGTGGGCATTGTATAACTGCCTGACCCACTGGGCCACGCATACCAATGACCTTAAGTCACCACAGATTGCACGTTACAATCGCGAGATAGCAATCAGCAATGCAATGAATCACAAACTGTTTACCTCAATGGTAGGTGAGAACGTAATCTAAGGAGATGGCGTAATGACTAGGACAATTAAACTGAAACTTACACGCACAGACACTTGGTATCCAGAATATGAAGTGCCTGACTATGTAAAGGATGAGGGCATATATGAGCATCTCTTTAAAGAAAGCCCCGCTTCTGTGTTTGATGAGATGCGCAACAAGCACACGCTAAATACTGAAACAACTTTAGATGAGATAATGGAGGATTAAGTAATGCGTATGTCACGACAACACTTTGAGTATTTAGCAGATACATTAGGGCCACTTGTACCGTGGCCCACTCACCTTCATAGCATTGCAGATGAACTTGAGAAAACTAATCCAAAGTTTGATCGAGATAAGTTTATCCGCAGAGGCACAGCTGCATGGGAGGAGAACTATGTAGCCCCAATTGTAGAGGATGAAATACCATACCAATGAAACAGTACAGAATCACAGTGGCTTGCAAAGAATGTAGTGGTGATGGCTTCATTGAAGTGGAGTCAATGCCAGTAAGGACATCATACAACGATGCACCTGAGCCATACTTTGAGTCAGAACCATGCGACAACTGCAACGGATCAGGAGAAATCGAAGTCTGGGATGTTGACTTCGACGAATAGATTGCTGCATTAATGCGGCATGAAATCGTATCTTGAAACAATAACTGAACAAGCGGAGGCAGCTAACGTGTCTCTGCTTAAAGCTTTTAGTCGCGCTAATATCCCACGTTCTACCTACTACAGAACCATAAAGAAAGATACGGAGTTGAGGTTTTATACTGCGCTGAGGATAAGTTATGCCATCGAGCAAGTTAGACAGATACAAGACGCCGTTGAAAATACCAAAGAACTACGAGCTAATGGTAGAAATGTTGAGCGCCGCTCGATCAAAGCAAAAGTTAAGTCAAGAAAAATTAGCCTATAAAATAGGATGCACAGAATCCTTAATACACAAGTGGGAAACACACAAACGAATACCCTCTGGCTTTATGCTCAACTGTTGGTTGGATGCTTTAGGCTATGACATCACGATCACTAAAAGGTAAAGCAGCTATATGCGTAGCTTGCCAAGTGGCAACACATTTCTTTGTAGCAGTACTTAAAACAAACAGTGGTCGCTCAATGGAGAAGCACTGGTTCATTTGCATGAGCTGTTATGTAAATGACAAATGGCAAGAGCCAACATCAAAGACAAAACCAAACAAGAAACGATTAAAGAAACCTAGCGTCAAGCTACAGGCTGGCGCGTGGGAATCTAGCATCGAGTCAAACGCAAAGCCACCAACCGACTGGTAAGGAGAATGACATGCTCATTTATGGAATCGACCCCGGATTTACAGGAGCAGTCAGCATATATGAAACAGAAACAGACAGCTTAGTTATCTACGATATTCCAGTAGCCCAATCACCAAAGGGTAAGACATTAATTAACTTACCTGAGTTACTTTCAATCCTATCTAACCAAAGAAACAAACCAGCCTTAGCTGTGATCGAGAGTGTAAATGCTATGCCTAATCAAGGTGTTAGCAGTACATTCAGATTCGGACAGGGCTTTGGTCAGCTAGAGATGGGTATCGTTGCTTCAAAGCTACCTATAAAATATGTGACGCCACGTCAGTGGAAGAAATACTTTGACCTTTCAAGAGACAAGGGTGAAAGTAGAAGACTAGCGAAGCTCTGCTTCCCTAACCATGCACACTATTTCAAACGAGTTAAAGATGACGGACGAGCAGAAGCCGCACTCATTGGATTGTATGCAAAAGAAAACTTAGTCTAAGGAGAACACAATGACTATAAAACAAACAGATGAGATTAAAGCGTATCTCAAGCAAGGCTATCGCATCACAGCAATTGATGCACTGCAAACATTCGGATGCTTTAGATTAGCGGCGCGAATCAAAGACCTCAAAGACGAAGGCATGGAGATCGACAAGGTAATGGTCAAGACCGCTAGCGGCACTCGCATTGCACAGTATTACAGCCCATCGAAGGTACGAACATGAGTCGCGCACATCCAATAGCTTATACGCTCAGAGTAGAAGGGATTATATTCAGGGACATTACGATTGTATCTGACTCCCTTGCTAACGCAGAACGCATAGCCAAAGAAGAATTTATAAGTGAACTGAAGGGTGACGATCAGGTAGCAGTTACCCTTATGGATGTAGGTAGACCATGACATATAAAACAACCAAGCTCAGTGATGCAGCAAGACCATCTGTATGGGACGCTCATGTCAGTAAGGCAGCAAGCTCTCCTGTCATGGCCCGTGAGTACAAGAGGTCTGGCTATGTGCTGGACAGCGATAAGATTATTGCGCAGCGTATTCGTAATGGCGAAGCGGTAGGTGAGCCATATCTTAAGGGTATAACAAAACAGCGGCTCAAGAAATTCCAACACCTCAGCGAAGAAGACTTTGAGAAGTACGGAAAGTACGAGTGACGTAACGTCACTTCATATTGCCTAAGTCGCACATAAGCGATAGGCTAGTATCAGATAACAAAGGAGAACAACATGGAACGCAAGGGTTTCATAGGTGGTTCCGACTGCGTAAAAATAATGCAGGGGAACTGGTTGGAGTTATGGCAAGTCAAGACAGGGAGAGTTGAGCCCGAAGATCTGTCTCGTAACATCGCTGTGCAGATGGGCGTTTACACTGAGGACTTTAATCTAGAGTGGTTTGCCCATGAGTATGGCTTCAACCTATACAACAAGCAGCTAACTGAAAACGATATGATTGACGGCGTACCAGCTAAAGGTACGTTTGATGGCATGGTTTACACAGACAACGAAACCAAAATAAATGATGCACATATTGTCGAAGCCAAGCACACCAATGCCTACAATACTTTAGACAAAGTAATTGAATACTACATGCCGCAAGTGCAGCTGTACATAGAGCTTGCAGGTGCAGAAGGTGCGTATTTATCTGTTATCTTCGGCAACAACAAATGGGAGTCAGCCTATGTCAGCAGGAACAAAGAGTATTTCAATTCTATGTGGGCAGTGGTGTCAGATTTCTGGGGTTACGTGCTTCGCGATGAAGAGCCAATTGGTAATGACCAGCCGATACAACTTAGCATTGACAAGGTGTCGGTGGACAACGCCACAAGTGACAACCAATTTGTGGACGCCGCTATTACATACATAGAAAATGAAGCGGCAGCTAAGACATTCGAGTCAGCCAAAAAACAAATCAAAGATATGGTTGGTGACAATGAACGTGAAGTTTACTGCGATCAGCTCACAGCTAAACGTGACAAACGCGGAGCCATCCGCATAACAAGGAGAACAACCAATGAGTGACACAGCAATCAAGGCGCTACTCAAAGCGCAGCAAGCTATGGAAACGGTAAAGAAAGATAGCGTAAACCCACACTTCAAGAACAAATACGCATCTCTCGATGCAGTAATTGACGCTACGTCAAGCGTGTTCCAAGACAACGGGTTCGTAGTCATGCAACCCTGTGGCCGTGACGAGCTGGGTGTGTATGTAGAAACAAAGCTACTTCACACTTCAGGAGAAGCCTTCTCAAGCAAGGTTTACCTAGTCTTGAGTAAGCAGGACATGCAGGGTTTAGGCAGCGCTATAACGTACGCTAGACGCTACGGCTTGCTAGGTATGGCTTGCCTTGCAACAGAAGATGATGACGGCAACATAGCCGCCAAGCAATCGAGCGGTGTTCAAGTCACGAAGGGCTTAACATCGGGAGATACATCCGGACCGGGCGGATGGTAGGAATTGTGGGTACTGAAGATTATACCACCGTCTTCAGTTTTTTAGCATGACCGAGGCGGCATGTTCCACGAACCGCCTCACTAACTTAATCAAAGGAGCCAGAAGCATGGCAGAACAATACGACGACACTAACCGAGGCGCAGCCTTCACCCCATTTCCTACGCAGCAGATGATCCTGCAAGGCAAGCTCAACGTCGAGGGCGCAGATAAAAAGGTGATGCTGGTGCGCGACCAAACCCGTGATGGCAAGCAGATCATCGAGGTTTACGAAAAAGCAGGAACCTTCTTTGAGAACGATAAGAAGGGGAACGAGTCAGCTCCTGATTACAGTGGCCCATTTGGTGACAGCAAACGCCTTGCCGGATGGAAGAAGATGAAAGATGGTAAGCCTTATATGTCATTCCAAGTGAGCGACAAGATGTCGGGAGGCGCAGCGCCAACAACCGACCCCTTGCAAGGTGATGACATACCGTTTTAGAAAGGAGGTGTTCTCCGACAACTGGGGCAGTCTTAGGGCTGTCCCTTTTTTTAACTAATAAGAGGCACACATGCAGAAGTCAGACATAAGCAAGTGTATCAACGCAGCGGAAATGGGACTAACTCAACGCGAAGCATCAACCTTACTTGATATACCATATGCAGAAGTACAAAGACTAACCAAGAAATATGAAATTAAATTTGTATGTCCAAGGAGAAAAGCAAATGAAAGAAGAAGGGAAGATCGCCTTAAACAGAGCCAAACGTCTGCTGAAAACTATGGTGTTAATAGCGGACAGCAAGCAGCGCCACAACCTAAAGCAAGAACTAGAAGAAATAAAAGCACTGATACAGATAGCGCAAAAAGAATAGACGAGATCTACAACAGCAAGCTACCAAGGGCAGAGAAGTATGAGCTTCTCTATGCAGAAACATGGCGTAGCTTTGAACAGAAGATGATCGACCTGAAGATGCGGCCAGCATTTCCTGAACAAAAAAAATACACACCTGAGACAGCAACAAACGCTTCAATCAGAAAGCAACGAGAACAATCTATAGCTAGGCGTCAAATGATAATGTCCTGCTTCAGTAAAAAACAAACTAGAGTAGCTGAAGATATAAACAGAGAAACTAAACTAGGACTCCGTATAGCTAGCCAGATGCTAGACCTCATGTACCGGGATGGAGTGCTTACTAGAGAACGAGTGCAGGTAGGCACTAATAAAAAGAACAGTGTCTATCATTACAGCAGAAAGTAATCGTGT